CCGATGCCACTGTGACCGTGAGCGGTACTGTCACGATCACGTGGGCAAACCTTGGCGACCAGTAAAAATCCGAGGCGGTGAAATCCCGCCTCACCTAATTTAAAGGAGCATTTGATGGCTATTGTTTACAATGCGCAAGGTGAAGCGAAGACGTTGGATGCTTGCGATGCCCGCGAGCATATCGCGACGGGCCGCTGGTTTGCTGAAGCGCCAGCCGTCAATGAGGTTTTCGGAGATGGTTCTGGCGAAGCATTGCCAGAGATTGCTGATGTTCCGGTAGAAGCCGAAGCTCATGCCGTTAATGCGCCGCGCCGTGGCCGTCCGGCTAAATCGTAATGAGCACGCACATTCAGCGCATCATTATCCGGCGCAAGTAAGATATGTCCTTGGTCGTCGAAACAGGTGAAGGTCTGGCAACAGCAGAATCGTACTGTTCGGTAGCTGACGCTACCACATATCACGCTAATCTTGGTAATGCGGCATGGGCTGCTTTGACGAGCGACACCATCCGCGAGCAATGCTTGCGCAAAGCGACGATATATCTCGAAGGCCGGTACAGATCACGCTGGAAAGGGTATCGCAACACCGCAACTCAAGCCCTTTCATGGCCGCGTGCGTTCGTTTACCTTGAACCGTTCTACCTCGGTGCGGTAGGTTCGTACCCGTATCTGGTGGCATCTAATGTCGTGCCGGTTGAAGTCAAGAATGCCTGCGCGAGCTTGGCACTCCGCGCAGCAACGGTGACACTTATGGCCGACGAAAGCCGCACAGCGAGCAGCGAGACGGTCGGCCCAATCAGCATAACGTATGACGCATACAGCGGGCAAGCGGTGCGGTACAAGGAAATTGACACCATGTTGCACCCTTATATGAAGAGCGGTGGCGGGCAAGTGCCGATGGTGAGAGCATGACTTTCGATTACGCCAAAACGTCCGCCACTGCCCTGTCACTGCTAACCAAGTTTGGCGCTGACGTGACGGTGACGCGGGTTACGACCGGCACGTATGATCCTGCCACCGGTGCGAATGCGGTGACAACCAGCACAGCAACAGTCAAAGGCGTGGTGTTGGACTTTGGCGCAGGGGTGTCGATGGTTGGCGGCAACATGGTGACTGCTGGCGACAAACGCTTGGTGCTGGAAGCCGCTGCCGCACCAGACATGAACGACCGCTTCACGGCGAATGGCAAAACGTATGCGCCGGTGAGCATCGGCGAAGTGAATCCGGCGGGTGTCGCTGTTTTGTTTGATTTGCACATAAGGAGCAATTGAGATGACCTTCGCTGCCGACCTTACCGCATTCGCCAATGCTCGCAAGTTGAGCATTGATGGCGCTGTGCGCGAGGTGGTGACGGAGCTGCATGGCGAGGTTGATCGTCGCTCGCCGGTGGGCAACCGGGAATTATGGGCGAGCAACATGGACAGAGCGACACGCGGACTGCCTCCGCAGCCGGAAGGTTACGTAGGCGGACATTTCCGCATCAACAATCAATACAACTTCGGCAGCTTGCCGGACAGTGAGGTTGCAGGCGAAGACCCAAGCGGCTCAAACTCAACGGCAATTGCAAAGGCAGGCATTTATTCTTCACCGGCGGCGGGGGTGCACTATATAGCGAATCGAGTTCCTTATGCGATGGCTTTGGAAAACGGACATTCCACGCAAGCACCGCAGGGCATCTATGGTCTCGCTATGCAGACCGTGGTTGGCCAGTTACATAAGTTTGGATTTAAGGTATGAGTGTCGTTGCAATCCGCGCTGCGCTTGAGACTGCTTTGAACGGCATGAGTCCGGCGCTCGCTACAGCTTGGGAGAATGCACAGTTCATGCCTGTTGCAGGAACGCCATATCAGCAGGTTCATTTGCTGTTCGCAACGCCTAGCAACCGTGAGATGGGCGACCGCTATCAGGAAATCGGTTACCTGCAATGTAAGCTCATGTATCCGCTGTCGGTAGGAACCGCGACGATCGCGGCAAGAGCGATGTTGCTTCGCACGACGTTTAAGCGGGGCAACACCTTCGTCAGCGGAGGGATTACCACGACGGTGACTGAAACACCGGAGATCGTGCCGGGTAGGGTCGAGGGCGACCGATACGCGGTAAGCGTGAAGATCAAGTTTGTAGCACAGGTTAACGGATAGGAGAATCAAAATGAAAACTGTTTTCAGACAGGATGGATCAAGCGTTACGCTTTCTGATGCCGACGCTGCAAGATGGCTGAAGCAATCCCTCGCATTCCTGACGAACCCGAAAGAACCGGCGCAACCTGCCGGCAAACAAACGCTGCGCAGTAAGGTTACTGGCGCGTTCAAAACCGATTCACTTTCTACTGGAGAATAAGCCATGACCATCGCAAAAGAAATCAACAAAGTCTTAACCGTCTACAAACAAACCGGACTTGGCGTTCCTCGTTCTGGTTCTGGCGGCCAAGCATTACGCCGCGAAACGTCAAGCGGCAAGCTCGCTGTCGCCACTTATGAGAATAACGAAATCACCAGCCATCAGCAGTCCACTGGCAAGACTCACGGTGGACGCAGTTCGACATTCACGCTGAACGGATTGCTGTCTGGCAATACCTATTCAACATTGTTCGCTTCGATTCTGCGCGGCGCGTTTGCAGCCACTACGCCAATCGCGAGCCTGTCCATCACGATTACTGTGCCGGGTGGCGTGCCTACCTTGACTGCCGCGGGGGCGACGTTTCTGACTAACGGTATCAAGATTGGCGACGTTATTCGAATCACTGCCGGCACTTATGCCAATGCGGTGAACCGCGACAACAACCTTTTGGTGTTGAGCGTATCGGAAACGGTTATTACAGGCGTGACGTTGAACGGTTCAACGATGATCGCGGAAGGCCCGATTGCAAGTTCAACTCTCACCGTCGTCGGTAAGAAGTTGGCTGCGCCAATCACCTCGCAAACCAGCGATTACTGGACTGTCGAGGAATACCACGCCGACATTACCCGTTCTGAGCTGTTCACTGATGCGGTATTCAGTTCAGCGGACGTGAGCATCCCTGCATCCGGCAACACGACGGTGGCATTCAATGCGGTGGCCTTGGATCGCACCTCCAGCGGCGCGCAGGTGCTGACTACACCGACCGCCGAGACCACCACTGAGGTATTGCAGGGCATCAAGGGCGCGGTAATAGTGCAAGGTGCCGCAGTTGCGAACGTGACCGGCGCAACCATCAAGATTGATGGCACGGTGGCTCCAATGGGCAACGTGCTAGGCGCAAACGTGGCACCGGACGTGTCACGTGGGGTGTTGAAGGTCTCCGGCCAACTGACAGCGTTCTTCGAAAATGGCACGATGTCAGGATACTTTGATGCTGCGACACCGATCAGCATTGCAATTGTTGATGCTGCCGACGAAACCAACAACAGCGAATTCATCAGCTTTGTGATGAGCAAGGTCAAACTTGAGGGGGACGATAAAGATACTGCCGAAACCGGCATCGTGCGCACCTATCCGTTCACGGCTGAAATCAACGGTGACGGCGGGGCGGCATTGGAGAATGCAAAGACCATCCTCACGATTCAAGATTCGCTCGCAGCTTGAGCCTAAGAGCAACCTGCCAGCCCGTGTCTCCATTCGTGTGGAGCACGTGGCAGGTAAGGGGCAAGTAATTTAACCACACGAAAGGTTACACCATGACAAAAACATTCTCCCTCGCAGACTTGGACGCAACCAAGGCAAGCGAACAAGCATTCGAATTCGAGTACATCAACGCTGCCACCGGCGAAGGCACCGGCATATTCCTGTCCGTTCTCGGCGGCGAATCTGAAGCGGTAACTGCAGAAGTCGCAAAGTTGATTAACGAGCGCCGACGCAAGCAAGCAGCTCGCGAAGTGCAACGGAAGATCGGGGTCGGCACAAAACCGACTGAATTTGAAACGCTGGAAAGCGACGTTGCCTTCGGTCAGCGACTGGCAGCGGTGCGATTGGTCGGTTGGCGCGGCATCAGCGATCCATGGACTGCTGAAAACGCATTAAAGCTATGCACCAGCAATCGCGACATTGCATCCCAAGTTACCCAGCAATCGGACATGGTTGGAAATTTTATGAAACTCTGACCGCGCAGCTGGTTGAATACGCGCGGGCGGAGTTCGAATTAAGCGTCATTGTTGACGGGACTGCCGAGTCGCTACGCGCTCAACTAGAGAGCGTCTGGCGGCAGACAGGGAAGCAGCCGAGACAACTAGCGGAATTGCCGGAATTGCCGCCGCTGGCGAAGCATTTGTGGGTGTGGTTTGTTGATATGAATAATTCAGAGAGGGAGGTTGGTATGGACGTATCCCGCATCACCGCTTCCTCAATGATTGCATGGCAATGGGCGACCGGTAACACACTGGAATTATGGGAGCGCAAAGCCCTCCGTGCCATTGATGCTGCTTGGATCGCCATGCAAAGGAAATCCAAGTGACCGACATTGCATCCCTCTACCTAAAAGTCGATAGCACCCAAGTTGATGGGGGGGCGAAGTCGCTTGACCAACTCGCGCAGTCCGGCGGAAAGGCGGAGGCATCAACAACTGCGCTGACTTCAGCGACAAACATTCTGGCGAATGCTGCAAGGATTGCGGCAGGGGCATTTGGCGCATTCAAGCTGGTTCAGTACGCGAGGGAAGCCACCCTGCTTGCTGCGCGCTACGAGACGATGGGCATTGTAATGAAGGTGGCGGGCAATAACGCTGGATACAACTCCGCGCAGATGGACAAGTATTCCAAGGCTCTGCAAAAGAATGGCATCTCCATGCTGCAAAGCCGTGACGCACTAACCCAACTTGCAACCGCTAACATCGATCTTGCCAAAGCCTCCGAGATAGGCCGTGCGGCGCAAGACCTTGCAGTGGTAGGCAACGTTAACTCCAGCGAAGCCATGAACCGGATGATTCATGGCATCAAGTCTGGTCAGATTGAAGTGCTGCGCACGCTTGGCCTTAACGTTAGTTTCGAGGAAAGTTATAAGAATCTTGCCGCGGAGCTGCACAAGAATGTTGATGCACTAAGTGCTGAAGAGAAAGCACTTGCCAGAACCAACGCGGTGCTGTCCGAGGCGAAGAACTATGCCGGCATCTACGAAGAGTCCATGACCACGGCGGGCAAGGCTATGTCGTCGCTTATCCGCTACAGTGAAAACTTGCAGATCAAAATTGGCAACATTTTCCTTCCAGCCTTGGCGGATGCTGTATTCCAGTATACAGATGCGTTGAAGGCCGCGAATGCGGAAATGGATAAGCTCGGAAGCGCGGGCAGTATTGATCGGATTGGCGTAAGCCTTGGCGGAGCATTCAAAACCGTATATGAAACCGTTGTTGTGTTGGCAGCGAATGTCGGTTATGTATTCACGGCAATTGGCAATGAGATAGGCGGCATCGCCGCGCAGGTTGCTGCGGTGCTGCGCGGCGATTTCGCGGGCGTGTCGGTGATACATAAGGAAATGATTGCAGGCGCTGAAGCAGGGCGTAAGGCAATCGATGCCTTTTCCGAGCGCATGTTGAATCATGGGAATGTGGTGAAGACGGTCTCAAAGTACACCGAAGAAGCCGCAATAAAACGCGGGAATGCGGCACGGGCGCAAGCTGATGCCGACGACAAAGCTGCTGCCGCGGCAGATAAGGCGCAGAAGGCTTACGCTGCGCAACAGCAATCAATCAATTCCATAATCGATTCGCTCGAAAAAGAAGCTGCCACATACGGCATGACCGCAGAGCAGGTCCGCATCTACGAAGCTGCCATGAAAGGAGCGAATTTCGAGGAGATAACCCGCATCAAGGCAGCGGCGGACGCGGTTACGGCGCTCAAGGCGGAAGAGGAAGCGACGAAAGCCATCTCCAAAGCGCAAACGGAAGCAACAAAGGCTGGTTCCAGAGCGCGAGAGGAAGCTATACGAGCCGAAAAAGCTGCACAGGCGAGCTTCTGGAGCTCCATTGAACGGACGGCGCACGACACGTTTGTCAGCATCATGGACGGCGGCAAAGATGCGGCGACCCGCCTGCGCGACACGTTCAAAAACATCTTTTTTGACTGGTTGTATCAAATGACGATCAAGAAGTGGATCGTTAATGTGAGCGGCGTGGTTGGAACCAGTTCTGCCGGTGCGGCCAATGCGGGCGGCATAGGAAGCCTGTTTACTGGCGGGTCTGGTGGCATAGGGGGAATAGCCACTGGCGGATTGCTCGCGTCTGGAGCGCTTGGCACATTCGGAACGGGCATTGCATCAGCTATGGCAACCGGCGTGACCGCGGGATTCACAAACGGTATCGCGGCGATTGGTCTCGGTCAAACTGCCGCAGGCCTAGGGATGATGGTGCCGATGATTGGCGCTGCCGTTGGCGGAGCACTTGTATTGTCCAAATTATTTAAACACCGGGGCGGGCCGGGGCTGCAAAACACCGGCGGCGCAACTATGTCTTTTGATTCCGGCGGCGGCGTAACCTCCAGCACGGGAGGGGCGTTTGGGGTAACAAATGTCGCGGCGCAGAACACAATCAACGATCTACAGAATCAATATTCCTCTACCGCAGCATCACTTGGCATCACGCAAAGGGCTACAAGCTATCATTTCGGCCAGAATCAACTAACGGACGGCAGCAATAAAAAATTCCGGTTGGCAGGAGGTGGTTACGATACCGGCGAAATAGCACAAACCGAAGAGGCGCTACAGAACGCTGCATCGCGTGCCATATTCTCCGCGCTGCAAGGGTCAGAGATGCCGAGCTATCTACGCAGCTTGTTTGACTCAGTGGTGGTCGCAACCGCATCATCCGAAGACCTGTCCAGCGTGCTACAGTACGCAGCCACACTCAAACAAGTCCGTGATGCGCTGACCGAGACGCGCTCTCCGCTGGAACTGTTTCGCGCCAATGTCGCAGACGGGTTGTCCGCCGTGGGAGCTACTGCCGAAACGTTCAAGCAGGACTTCATCGCGGCGATTGATGCAGGCATGGATCCGGCACAGTTGGAGCAGTGGCAGCAACTCGGCATGGCAATAGACCAGTTGGCGCAGGTTGATGCCGAGGCTGCTGCTCAAGCCGCGCAGGAAGCTGCCCGCGCCGCCGAATCTATCGCGCAAGCGGCGAGGGCTATCGCAAATGAGCGGTACAGCCTGGAGACGCAACTATTGCAGGCACAGGGCGACACTGCTGCATTGCGAGCGCGCGAGCTTGCCACAATTGACGTGTCAAACCAAGCCATACAAGAGCAAATTTGGGCGATACAGGATAAGGCTGTCGCAGATGCCATCGAGCAAGAAGCTGCGCAAGCACAGGCTCAAGCGGCGCAAGCTCAAGCTCAAGCTCAAGCTCAAGCTGCGCAAGAAGCTGCCAGAGCGGCAGAGCAGATCAAGAGCGCATGGCAGTCGGTGACTGACCTGCTGTTTGAAGAGGTGGCGCGTATCCGTGGTTTGAATGGGGCGGGTTCGACCGCCAGCGCCCAATCGCAGTTTGCTATCGCTACCGCCCAAGCACGCGCAGGCGATCAAGAAGCCGCGAAGCTGTTGCCGCAGTTGAGCCAAGCGTTGATCGCCGCATCCGAAGCGACCGCTACAAGTGCTTACGAGCTGGCAATCACACGAGGGCGTATCGCTGGCAGTTTGGCAACGACAGCGCTGGGGCTGGCTGGACAGCATGGTCTGGAATTGCCATCATTCAGCGTAGGTTCTGACTATGTGCCATATAATATGGTGGCGCAAATTCACA